CTTCAAGTATATATAGTAGATCGTCACTTGTCAAGTACTTTCTTGATTTTTTTTCGATTTTTTTTCTACTGCAAATTCCATGCCAAAATATTTTTTTCTTATTTGGCACACCATTTGCTGCACCCACTCTAACGGGGGGTGCTGGGCGTACCCTATATACCTAAGTGTAGGGGGTGGTGTTTTATCTTCAAAATAATTCCTGAAGTTTTGCACAAAAAATGCGGGGGTGGTTCATACACAATTACCCAAATATTTATTTATGTATTACCCAATCCTCCCCCATAGCCCCCTTTGGTTGCAAAATGTGTTGTTTTTGTGTATAAGAATGTATAGGAGCTTTCAATATGAATGAATCAAAACAATTAGATTGTGAATTGAAATGTACTGCTTCCAGTAAATGCTGTGATTCAGTACATAAGGATATGAATAGGCCAGATAGATGTTTGGCTAGCCTATTGGAACAGGAAGAAGATGAAACTAAAGAACACAAGAAAGCTAGCGATAGAGCTAGCAACTAATCTATCTGATAACAGATTGAAACTACATGGCAATTCCGAGGTAAATGGAGTTATTGATAATGTCCATGTGGGCGAGACTAACATAGAGAATACATTTTTATTCGTCTATGGTATTGAAACGAAGTTCTTTTATTCTGCTAGTATATTATGCAAGAATAAGTTCTCTTTTTCTGAGATTGGTATAGGCCACATTGAACTAGATGGCGCAAGCCCCATATTGCACAGGGATGAATGCCTCTATCACCAATCAGAAGACGGAGCATATAATTCAAGAAGATTTAGCCCCCTTGAATGCAAGCATAGTGACGAAAGGATAATAATATCTTCTTACTACCCAACTTCCATTCATGAGATCTTATACTCCGATAACTGCGTCTTGACATCCATAGACTCGCACGTACCTTCAGCAACCAAAGTAGATAAAAACTCTTTCTTATTAAGACTTGATGGTGATATTGAATCCCTAAGCTTCGCAGAGCTTAAAAACGTAGATGAATTATCATCTGCCGTAAAAGACTTGTTGTGCAAGTATACTAAACAGATCGTAATGAAGACATCTAAACTTGATGTTAAAACTATTGGCGTTGAACATTTAATCATAAAGAGTTCCAGTAAACCTATTAGCAAGAAAGGCGAGATATACTATGATGAAAAAGAAAACGCCCTTAAATTTTTCGATGGGAAAAACTGGAAATACTTTTTTAAATGAATATACCAAAAAATATGTCTCAGGAGGAAGTGCTTGAGACTATACAGATAATAATTGGGAGAATCGCCCCAAAGTACACATTTCAGGGGTACGAGATTGAAGATATAAAACAAGAGGCGTTTATTATATGTGTTGACGCCCTTGACAGGTACGATCCAACAAGACCTCTTGAAAACTTTCTGTCAGTAAACTTATCAAACAGACTGAAGAACTTTGTTCGTGATAATAACTATACAAAGTCTGGAGACCAGAAGAAAAAAGCCCTATTGCCAGTTTCCTTATCAAACGAAGATCACGTTGAAGACCACAGGGAAGACATTACGTTAGACACTAAAGAAATGCTTGAGATTATAGATGAACATATAGATATAGACTTTCGTTCAGACTACTTGAAAATCATTAATAACGTACACGTACCAAAGAAACGCAAGATAGAAGTGCTTGACCATATACAATATATATTAAAGGAGAATGGTTATGCGTAAGGGCCGCATATCAAAAGACGAAGAGCGCACAATCGCCCGTTTAGTTGATAGCATGACTCCAGAAGATATTGCTAAGAAACTGAATAGAGACACTTCTTCTGTAGAAAGTTTTATTAAGCGCAAGTTCAAGGTAGGACTCACAAATGAAGAGTTCGCTGCGTATTCACTTGAAGACCGCCCCTATTGGGTTGAGCTAAAGGCCCAGTTTACTGATCATGAATTAGAGCTGTTTAAATATCACTGGTCACGCATTATCTCGCAGTTCAAGGATGACGTATTCCCAACAGAAGAATTACAGGTCGTTGATGTTATTAAGTTAGAGATTCTTATGAATAGGTGTCTTAAAGGTAATAAAGAAAACATAGAACAAATTAACGCATACGATCAGATGATTAAGGACGAGCGATCTAGAGACAAGGACCAGCAAGACACAGACTATATTATTAACTTAGAACGCCAAGTTGCGTCTTTAAGAGCATCTCAGGAAAGCCTGAACAGAGACTATCGCGAGTTGCAAGCCAAAAAGGCAAGTATGTTGCGCGAAATGAAAGGAACCCGTGAACAAAGAATCAAAAGGCTGGAAGATAGCAAGCAAAGCTTCACAAGCTGGGTAGCGGCGATGATGCAAGATCCAGAACGCATGAGAAACTATGGAATACAGATGGAAAAGATGAAGGTGGCTATGGGTAAAGAAGAGGAAAGATTGGCATCTTTCCATAAATATGAAGACGGAACCGTTGACCAACCATTTTTAACACCAGAGACAGTAAAGGATTAATATGACACCACTATCGGTAATATTACCATGTTGGTTATTCGCTATTGGTATAGAATTACTAGTTTTCGGTTTCTTTTATAATCTGTGTAGAGATAAGAAATGAAAAAAATAGGAATAGTAATAATAGCAACGAATGCTTACTTCGTTCTTGGTATTAAACTGATAAAACAGTTTTACCATTTCTATTCTGGAGATAGTGAAATTGTATTTTATTTTTTCTCAGATACCGATCCGGCCCCTTATTTACAAGACGATATTCAATTTAAGTTCTATGAGGAGCATCACGAATCTTGGGTGAATGGAACCAACTCAAAGTTTATTAATATTATTTCACTAGAAAATGAAGATGTTGACTATCTTTATTATTTTGACGCTGATACGGGGATTAGCAGAAATTTCACCGAAGAATGGTTTATTGGAGATTTAGTTGGCGGTGAGCATTTTGCTAACAGAACATGGATGATAGACAAAAAGGGTTTTGATAGAAATCCAAAATCTAAAGCTTACGTACCGTTAGATACAAATTTACCGCAGATGTATTACTACGGTGCGTTCTTTGGTGGCAAGAAAGATATTGTTGTAGATTTTTGTAAAACTCTTAGATTATGGCAGTTAGAAGACAAAAAAATTCCATATGAACCCGGAGTAAACGATGAGAGCTATATCAATGCTTATTTTCATTACAATCAACCAAAAGTTGTAACTAACGACAATTTTGCTTTCAACATAAGTGATAAATCTGGAATTGGAGAAACAAGAAATACAAATTTGAACATAGAAGAAATTAAAAAAGATTTGCTGAAAAACAAAAATAAATCTATAAACATATGCAATGGTAAGGTTAATGAAATCTAGTTATTCTTATATCAATGGAAGCATAAAGTTTGAGAATGTTGTATTACAAGGAGGCAATGTTCTGTATTGTGGAGATTGTTCTAATATACCTATAATAAATAAGTTTCCAGTTTCGAACTGTATACTCCCAATAAAGTCAGTAAAAGATTATTCAAACATAACAATAAAAAAAGAAATAGAATATGGCTGCATTGGCGATAATCTATGGTATGGGAATATAGCCCATGCACTGCTAGACGGCCTGTATCCTATTTATTTATCAATGATTAAATTTGGTGATATTCATAATGATTTCGTTTATTTCTCTCACAGTTGGGACAATAGAAAAACTCTTTCAACCGAAGCAATCAATACCTTTTCTGGAAATGAACTAGTCAATACGTCAGAAATGTCTAATAAATCTGTTTTTTGTAAAAACTTAGTGAGCGGCTGCGGAACCGGAAAAACACTAGCTGGCAATTGTGTTATTAATAAAAACTACAAGACATACGGACAAGAAGAACATAGTGCTTTCTCTATTTTTAAAGAGAGGATGTTATCTAGATTTGGATTATTTCCCAACAAACCAATCAATAGCATACCAAAGGTTATAATTGTTCACAACAAAAGATTTTCAGACAACGAAGTAAACATTCTGAAAAAATTAGAAAAAATATTCAATAAAGAGCTAGACATAAGATACATAAACTGGTATCATGATTATAACTCTTTTGGGGATCAGATGAATGAAATTCAAGATGTCGATATACAAATTAGTGGCCCCGGAACAGGAATGTTATATTTACCATTCTTAAAAAATGGAGCCGTTAATATAAATCTTGGATACATCGATAGCACACAAAAAAACACATCAAGACCAAACATTTTTATTGAGGGTTGCACCAAAGATGATCACTTAATACCCGGATGGATGGAGCAATCTGTTTGCTCTGCTACTGAATATGTTTCTACTTTATATTACGATAGGTATAATTCAAATATTCTTGAAATAGAAAAATTATCAAGCTTGTTAAAAGAAGGATTGTCTATACTTGGAAAGAAGCAAATCAATAACTGGAACGTAGACGCATTAGTTTTTAAAGAATACTGTAAAAGATGCGATCACGCTCAAGATATATCAAGACATCTTACGAATATTTCCTTTTTTGTAGAATTTTTTGTAAATGAACACCCAAAAGCAATTACTGATTACGTTGATTTGGATTTATTGAGACAGATCAAAAAAGAGTTTGGATATGGAAACAAGTACTCTATACTTATGAATGGGATTTAACATGAAAGCAATTATCACCGGCATAACTGGACAGGATGGAAGCCATCTCGCAGACTTACTCCTTGAAAAGAACTACGAAGTAGTAGGAGTTTCAAGAAGGTGTAGCGTAGATACAACAGAGAGAATAAAACATCTAATTAATCACGAACGATTCAAGTTAATCGAGGGAGACATAACAGATGTAAGCAGTGTAATAAATATATTCCAAGATAACGAAGATGTTGATGAAGTCTACAATCTAGCGGCACAGTCGCATGTAGCGACCTCGTTTAAGCAACCGGCGCTAACTTGGGACATAACTGGAAAAGGCTGTTTAAACTTGTTACAGTCGCTCGTAGACCTATCCATGCTCAACGTTAGATTTTATCAAGCTTCCTCCAGTGAAATGTTTGGAAGCTCTTATGATATCAATGAAAACGGAGAGAAATATCAAAATGAAGAAACAAAGTTTATGCCTAACTCCCCATATGCGATTTCTAAGTGCGCTGCTCATTATTCCGTTCGTTTGTTTCGTGATGCCTATAATCTACATGCTAGCTGTGGTATACTGTTTAACCATGAAGGCCCACGTAGGGGGGAAAACTTTGTTACACAGAAGATTGTTAAATGGATAGCTGACTTCATTCATTGGAGGAATTCTTACACAAATCCTATATTATTCTTTAGTGATGATTACATAAGTATTAATAATGATAAATTTCCTAAGTTAAGACTTGGCAATCTAGAAGCCTATAGAGACTGGGGATATGCTGGTGATTATGTAGAGGCGATGTGGTTAATGCTACAGCAAGATATTCCAGAAGATTATGTTATTTGTACAGGAGAGACTCACACAATAGCCGAGTTCTTAAATATAGCATTTTATAGCGCTGGAATCACAGATTATCAAAATCTATATGTAATAGATCAAGAATTTTATAGACCATCAGAGGTAGACTATTTACGAGGGGATTGTTCAAAGGCTAAAAATAAATTGGGCTGGCAACCCAAAACCAATTTGGAGGGGTTAGTCAAACTTATGCTGGATGAGAAACTATAAACTACATATAGATCTTGTCGATCTGTGGGAATATATCGCAGAATTCAACTTGATTGAATATAGGAACTTTTTTATGATTGTGTTTGTCGAGGCAGCAAATCCAGACGACGCATGTAACTTAGTGAGAAAAAGAATTAAGTATTCAATCATGAATTCTAAAAATACTATTGAAGCTAGAATTACTTGCAGAAGAGTGAATCATCTTTTAAGAATAGATAAGGTCTATGCTTTATGAGAAGAGATTATAACGACCCTTACTACAAGAAATTCAGAATGTCTGTACTAAACAGAGATAGGTTTAAATGTCAAATGCCTAATTGTAAGAGCAGAAAAGAGCTACATGTACACCACATACAAACTTGGTCACATGCCTCTGCTTTGAGATATGAACCATCAAATGGAATTACTTTATGCAAACATTGCCACAAATCTATTACCGGAAAAGAATCACACTATGAAACATTATTCAGAGAAATTATAAATGGCAAAATATAAACAAGCCCCTGAGTTCATGGTCATTAAAGATACCAGAGAGCAAGAGGGATATTACTTTAGTAAGTTTAACACTTGCGCAGGAATGGTTGAGCATAAGCTTGACACTGGAGACTATACAATACAAGGTCTTGAGGACAAAATATGTATAGAGAGAAAGGGGTGCGTAGAAGAACTGGCTATTAATTTAGGACAGAAGAAACACGCATTCATGAACGAGATTGAAAGAATGGAACCCTTTCCTCATAAGTATTTAATTTTAGAATTCTCTGCTGAAGATTTAATTAAGTTTCCAAAAGACACTAGGATACCAGTTAGGAACAAATCTGCACTTAAGATAACTGGCAAGTACATGTTAAAGTGCTTAATAGAATTTGAGTTATACAATGGCGTACACGTATTATTCTGTGGAGACAAACATACAGCATTCCTTGTTGTTAGCAGCATTTTCAAGCGGATTAACGAGATGTATACTGTCGGGAGAAAAACATAAGATGACAAACAATGATAAAGACATTCTCTACGATTTTCATAATCATGGATCTAATATAGATTCGCGTGAAATCTTTTTACATAATTACTATAGCTCTGGAGATGACGAGAATCCCGGAGTTGAGTACAAGATGTCAAATACGTTCATTAAGAATATACGAGCATTGGATATTAAATCAGACAAGCCAATACTTGTACATATGCATAGCGTTGGCGGTGAATGGCCTGACGGAATGGCTATTTACGACGCAATAACTATGTGTAGATCTCACGTTACAATAATTGCTTATGGTCAAGCCGAGTCTATGAGCAGTATAATATTTCAAGCTGCTGACACAAGGCTTATTACACCTAACACATATTTCATGTCTCATTACGGAAGCACCAGCGCCGGTGGCGACTATCTAAATGTTCAAAATTGGATAAAATATGAAAAACAGATTTGTGACACAATGCTGGACATATACGCCAACCAGTGTTGTAACGGTCAGTTCTTCATAGAGAAATATGGGAAGAGCGCTGTCACGAAGGTTAAAAATTATCTTAGTACAAAACTCAAATCTGGAGATTGGTACATCACCGCCAGTGAAGCTGTTAACTATGGTTTTGCTGACAAGGTTATAGACTCATGGCGAAATCTAAACTAAAAACAATTGACGAAGCTTGGCTTGGTTTGGATTCTATTGATACAGAATTCTTCAATCCAATGTCTATACTTAATGTTCATGACGACGACTTTAACCTGAAGTTAGCTTGGCTAATGACAAGGCCAGAGTATTTATCGTTTATAACAAGTGAGATACTTGGCATACAGCTGCTTCCTTCTCAATCATTGTTCTTAAAAGAAATATGGAACAGAAAGTTTCCAATGCTTATTGCAAGCCGAGGCTTTGGTAAGTCTTTCATGCTATCTCTGTACGCTGTGCTTAGGGCGCTCATATTGCCACGCAGGAAGGTAGTTGTAGTTGGTGCTGCGTTCAGACAGTCTAAAGTTCTTTTTGAGTACATGGAGACGATATGGCGCAATTCTCCAATGCTTAGAGATATATGTGACGGAGACAGTGGACCACGAAGAGATACCGACAGATGTACGCTTCGTTTGAATGACAGTACCGTTACTTGTCTTCCTCTTGGCGACGGCCAGAAGATTAGAGGTCAGAGAGCTAACGACATTATTGCTGACGAATTCGCCTCTATTCCAAGAGAGATTTTCGAAAACGTTGTTGCAGGTTTTGCTGCCGTTAGTGCAGACCCAGTGGAAAACGTTAAACGTTTAGCTGCACAAAAGAAAGCCAGTGAACTTGGCATCACACTAGAACAGGAAGAGAAAGAGGTCAAGAAAGATAATCAGATTATTCTTTCTGGTACGGCTTATTATGATTTTAATCATTTCGCTACATACTGGAAAAAATGGAAATCCATCATAAAGAGCCAAGGAGATCCAGCTAGACTTAGAGAGATTTTTGGTGAAGATCCACCAGAAAGTTTTGATTGGACTCAGTATTCTATTATCCGTATGCCCTATGAGCTTTTACCTAAAGGTTTTATGGATGCTGATCAAGTTGCAAGATCTAAAGCTACTGTTCATACTGGTATTTATCAAATGGAATATGGCGCATGTTTCACTAGAGATAGCCAAGGTTTTTTCAAGAGATCTCTCATAGAATCTTGTGTCGTTTCAGAGAATTGTGATATCAAAGATGAAAAGGGAGAAGTGATCAACTTCGAAGCAGTACTTATGGGCAATAAAGATAAAAAGTACATTTTTGGTGTTGACCCTGCATCTGAAGTTGACAATTTTAGCATAGTTGTTCTTGAGGTTCATCCAACCCATAGGAGAATTGTTCACTGTTGGACAACCACAAGATCGGAACACAAAGAAAAGGTAAAGCGTGGATATTCTACCGAGACTGACTTCTACTCTTACTGCGCCAGAAAGATCAGAGATCTTATGAATTTATTTCCGTGCTTGCATATAGCTATGGACGCTCAGGGTGGCGGCGTTGCCGTTATGGAGTCTTTACATGACAATGATAAGCTCAGGGAGGGTGAAGTGCCAATATGGCCAGTTATAGATGATGATAAGCCAAAGGATACTGACGGAGAGCGAGGACTACATATTTTAGAAATGTGCCAATTTGCGAAGTACGATTGGCTTGCAGAGGCTAATCACGGAATGAGAAAAGATTTCGAAGATAAAGCTCTATTATTTCCAGCGTTCGATCCACTAACCTTGTCGATGTCAGAACATGAAGATGACACGAAAGGCAGAATGTTTGATACGCTAGAAGAGTGCGTACTTGATATAGAAGAACTAAAAGATGAACTAGCGATGATACAAATGACTCAGACCAATGCCGGTAGAGATAGATGGGATACTCCACAGGTTGTCGTTGGAACTGGCAAAAAGAGCAAAATCAGAAAAGATAGATATTCAGCGCTCTTAATGGCAAATATGTCATCTAGAATACTACAAAGAACACCAACTCAGGAAGAATATAGCTTCTACGGAGGCTTCGCAACGTCGTCACATATTGCAAAATCTGATAAAAAAATGTTTAATGGGCCAAGTTGGTTCTCAGATAACATGCAAGATGTGTATTAATAAGTATACAGTCCGAATACATTCCAATTGAGGTAAAAAGCATGAGCGACGAAATGTTTACATGGCGAGAAGAAGACGAAAATAGCAAAACCAATGCGATGTCACACCTATCACAGAATGTTGATGCTTATAGCGGATTAACTAAGTCGCAAGGTAGTCATTACCGCCATTTTATAGACATTGAGCCAAACAGATCCGTTCGCCCCGGCTTCACCTCTAGGGACTATTATGCTTTCAGGCCAGATGAAAATGTACCAACGCAACAACGTCGTATTATTAAGATGTGTATGGATGCGTATGATAAAGTTGGAATCATTCGTAATATTATTGACCTTATGGGCGACTTTGGTAGTCAGGGTATCCAGATTGTCCACAAAGATAAAAGTGTTGAAAAGTTCTATCAGCAGTGGTTCAGAAGCGTAAACGGAAAAGAAAGATCAGAAAGATTTCTCAATAATTTATACAGATGTGGTAATGTTATAGTTTATAGGAGTTATGCTAATATAACACCGCAACTAAAGAACTATATGAAAGCTCTGTCCTCAGATATTAAAGTTGAAGTTCCAACATCTACCCCAAACGAAATACCTTGGAGATACAACTTCTTCAATCCATTGACTGTAAAAATGAAGGATGGAAATCTTTCGTTATTTATGGGCTTACAGAACTATACAATAACAACAAACTCATTTTTTGATAAATTCAAGGTTGGAGAAATCCCAAACCACATACTTGAATCTTTACCAATAAACATTAAACAAAGCTTACTTCGCGGGGAAAAAGATATACCACTAGATCCAGAAAGATTGTCAATCTTCTACTACAAGAAAGACGATTGGAGACAATGGGCAAACCCAATGATTTACGCCATTCTTGATGATATTGTAATGTTAGAAAAAATGAGACTTGCTGATATGTCAGCTTTAGACGGCGCTATTTCAAACATTAGACTTTGGACGCTTGGTAATCTAGAACACAAGATTTTACCAAACAAGGCAGCTATCAATAAGTTAAGAGACATACTTGCTACTAATGTTGGTGGCGGTACTATGGAATTAGTTTGGGGTCCAGAGTTATCTTTCACCGAGTCGCATAGCGAAGTATACAAGTTCTTGGGTTCAGAAAAATACAATTCTGTACTCAACAGTATTTACGCTGGACTTGGCGTTCCACCAACTCTGACTGGAATGGCTTCAAACGGTGGAGGTTTCACAAATAATTTCATATCTCTTAAAACTCTATTAGAAAGATTACAGTACGGTAGAGATCAGCTTGTACGATTCTGGGAAAAAGAACTAGAAATTGTCAGAAAAGCTATGGGCTTCCGTTATAAAGCTCATATTCAATTTGACCAGATGACACTATCTGACGAGGCTGCTACAAAGAATCTTCTTATTCAACTTGCAGATCGTGACATTATTAGCCATGAAACACTACTTGAAAGATTTAAGGAAATTCCTCAAATCGAAAACATTAGAATCAAAAGAGAGCTTGACAAAAGAGAAAGTTCTGGCCCACCAAAAGCTAGTCCTTATCATAACCCAAATCATTCTCAAGACTTAGAAAAAATGGATAAGCAGAATGAGATTAATATTAAGCAAGAAAAAATAAAACAAAAGAGCGGAAATGCTCCATCTAATATAGATATTAAAAATAACGGCAGACCTCTTAACCAAAAAGATACCGAACCAAGAAAACGTCGCGTCGATACCCCAAGAAGTAATCCGGGCGTGGCTGAGTTATTCGTATGGGCAGAGAAATCTTGGGATCACATATCTTCTACAATCAACCAAGCGTATCTTAAATCTAAAAACAAAAAGAATTCAAGACAGTTAAATAAAGCAGAAATAAAAGACCTTGAAAATATAAAACTTGAAATTTTTAGTAACATGATACCATTTGACAATGTTACTAGTGAGTACATACTAGATAATGTTAAAAGCAAGAATGGTATCAAAAAAGAGTTCGCTGACAGATGCGTAGCTTCTAGCGTTAATATAGACAGCATGAATATCGATGATTATAGGAAACATGTTATCGGAATTTATGTCGAACAGAATGTCCTAAATTGAAGTTTTTTCTGTTTTTTGTGTATATCTTTTTTAGAGGTAACATATGAAAATATTTAAGCAAGAAATAGCCGATGGAATTGCTGACATTGTTCAAGCAAATGCCAGTATAGCCTATTGTGTACCTACAGAAATTTCTGTCGATACAGAACATTCAACGCTTGAATCTAAGATTAAAGCTTCAAGCGCTAACCCAAATCAAATTGACTTATATTACATTAAGTCTGTACTAGTTTCTACTGGTTGGAACAAAAACGATGATGTTTTTGACGCAGCCTCAACTTGGGTCGCAAGGGAAACCCCAGTAGACAAACAATTCAACCTTATGCACAATGAGAATGATATCATTGGACATATTACTGGCAGTTACGTTGTCGATAAAAATGGCAGCGAGGTTGGCGATACTCAGCCGGATGATTTCGATATTATCACTGAGGCTGTGTTGTATAATAGCTGGACTGATCCTGAAAATAGACAGAGAATGCAGCAGATCATTGCCGAAATTGAAGAAGGTAAATGGTTTGTTTCAATGGAATGTTTATTCTCTGGATTTGACTATGCTTTATTAGATGAAGTAGGAAATGCAAAACTTCTTGAACGTAATGAGGGTTCTGCATTTTTAACTAAACATTTACGTGCCTACGGTGGTAGTGGAGAGTATGAAGGCTACAAAATTGGTAGATCGTTAAGAGACATTTCTTTCTCTGGCAAGGGTCTTGTATCTAAGCCAGCGAACCCGAGAAGTGTCATTCTTGATGCTAGCAGGGCTTTCTCTTTAAACTATGATTCATCAAACATTTTAACTAGTTTTCCTTTTAATGGAGATAATGACATGAGCGATAATAATCTTTTAGAGAAGCAGCTTGCAGAAGTTCAAAGCGAGCTAGCCTCTGCTAAAGAAGAAAATCAAGTTCTTCGTGCTGAAATTGAAGCTGCTGCTTCCAAGGAAGCTTCAGAATCAATTGCCAAGCTTGAGGAAACATTAGCTGAAAAAGAAGAAGCAATTAAAGCTCTTGAAGTCAGCGTTGCTGAAAAAGAAGCTGCAATTGTAGAGCTTAACGAGTCCATCGCTGCTAAAGACGGCGAAATGAATGAAAAGATGGAAGAACTCAACAAGATGAAGAAGGAAAAGAAGATGGAAGCCCGTAAGGCTGCTCTTCTTGACCTTGGCTTTGAATCCGAAGAAGCTGAAGAGTCAATTGCTTCTTATGAAGACTTTGATGACGCTACTTTTGAAGCTATCATTGTTGCCATGAAGAAGATGGACGACAAGAAGAAGAAGGAAGAAGAAGCTGCTTATAAGGGTAAGAAGCCAACTATGGCTGAAGATTCTGAAGAAGCTGAAGTAGAAGCCGAAGCAGAAGCCGAAGAAGCAATTGCTAAAGAAGCTGAAGCCGAAGTTGCTGCTGAAGAGGCTTTGGAAAGCGTAGAAACAACAGAGGCAACTCTTGTTGACGCTTCAAACGATAGTGATGAACTTGAAGCCACAAGAGCGAGTGTCGCTGAATGGCTCGAAAACAACGTACTTAGCAAATAATTACAGGAGAAAATAATTATGGCTCTAAAATCAGATAGATACGAACTACAGACCGATATTAGTTTTTTCTACGATGCTGCTGCTACAACCCGTGGTTGTCTAGTTGCTCATGGTGGAACGGCTGGTACTGGCGCTGCAATGGATCAGGGTGCTAACCTTTGTGTTAAGTCAACAAGCGCCGCACCTCTTGGTATCCTTTTAAACGATGTTGTCGATAAAGATCTTACTCGTACTCATCTAAATCAGTACAAGGATGAAGTACAGAAGGGTGGTAAGGTTACTATTCTTCGTAAGGGTTATGTCGTAACTAACAATGTTACTGGTAACCCAAGCGCTGGTGCTGCTGCTTATCAGTGCGAAACCACAGCTGGCAACGTTGCCACAAGTGGCACGAATGTAGTTGGCGCATTTCTATCAGCGCAGGATGCTGATGGTTATGCCAAAGTCGAAGTTAACCTTCCCTGAACTTAATAATACAATAAAAGGAGAAAATTAATATGCCTACAAATGAAAGACCTAGTGATGAATTTATCGCTCTCCTACGTAAGTCAGGTGATAGCGATGTAAATGTGGCTCAGGCCGCACAGCGTGAATTCGCTAAAGCTCTTGAGCTACCTCTTCGTAAGGGTGTACTCGTTGGTAACATCCTTGGTAATATCTTCGAAACCATCAATGTCGAAGCTGGTTCAACTACTGAGTTTCCTTTGGATCTCATTAGCCCCGGCCTAGAAGGCGAACATGTCGCTTACACCAATCCCGGTCATGGTAGAATTCCAGAACGTGCGGTTGAAAGTGATTACGTCATGATTCCAACCTACAACATTGCTTCATCAGTCGATTACCTCCTACGATATGCCCGTGAGGCACGTTGGGATGTTGTCGCCCGTGCAATGCAGGTTATGGAAGCCGGTTTCGTAAAGAAGATGAATGATGATGGTTGGCACACCCTTCTCGCCGCAGGTGTTGACCGTAACATCCTCGTCTTCGACGGTGACGCAACAGCTGGTCTATTCAGCAAGAGACTCGTTTCTCTTATGCAGACTGTCATGCGTCGTAACTCAGGTGGTAATAGTGCTTCAGTTGGTCGCGGTCGCCTAACTGATCTCTATGTTTCACCAGAAGCTCTTGAAGATGTCCGCAACTGGGGTCTCGATCAGGTCGATGAGGTCACTCGTCGCGAGATTTATTCTGCTCCAGAAGGTGGCGCACCAATCACCCGCATCTTTGGTGTGAATCTTCATGATCTGGACGAACTTGGCGAAGGCCAAGAGTATCAGACGTTCTTCACTGATGAACTCAGTGGGTTCGTTGAAACAGACGACCTTGAGTTGGTCGTTGGTCTTGATCAGTCTTCAAACGATAGCTTTGTAATGCCAGTTAAGGAGCAGTTACAGGTCTTCGAAGATCCAACTCTTCACAGACAGCAACGTGCTGGATATTACGGCTGGGCAGAGCTTGGCTTTGGTGTTCTAGACAATAGAAGAATCCTTCTTGGCTCATTCTGACATATTGTTCTAGTCACTAACATTGAGCCACCTTCTTCGCAGGAGGTGGCTTTTTGTGTATATATTAGTAGACTTGATCAGGATTTCTTTCAAGGGAGAATAAAATGGCCGCATTATCGGACTACCTAGAATCTCAGCTTTTAAACCATCTTTTTAGAGATGAGTCTTTCCCCAAGCCAACCACGATAGCATTAGCTTTAACAAGTAAAGTTCCACTAGATTCTGACGATGGCACAACGCTACCAGAGCTTCCTAGTGGCATAGACGGACTCAGTACCAATTATAAAAGAATTGACTTAGGCAATCCAAGTGATACCACTTGGACACAAGCTGGAGTATCAAACAATACTGCGTTTGCTGTATATTATCCAACTGATGATGTTAATACAAGTGGTTATTATTATCCACTATATTTAAGAGAATCAGATGCTCAGGCTGAAAGCAGTAATGGAAATGCGAACGCTTATACTTTTGACGAGTTTCCAAGCGTAACCTTGTATGCGCCAGCTAGCAGTCAACAAACAGCACAAGAATCAAACCCCGGATACACCCTATACGAAGGTAATGGTTTTATACAGAATAAATCTCAAATAATTTTTAATCCTGCTCATACAGATTGGGGATGGGTTTCTGGTATTGCAATTTTGGACAGCTCAGAATATGGATCTGGCAACATGCTAATGTATTCTCAGTTGACTAACCCAAGATTTGTTTATACTGGCGATAACCTAAAGTTTGATGTACAATCCCTAGAAATCTGTCTAAAGTAGTGAACAATGATTATTCCAAAAACCAGATTAGTTAATAATATAAATCAGGAGCTGTCTGATAACTCCACTGGTCAAATTTCACCAAGAGATATTAGACATAATCTTCTGGATATTATTGACTCTATTCACTTACTAACTAAAGATAGTGAAATAGAGTCTCTTAATCTTGGTACTCCAGAAACTAGATCTGTTAGAGTTGGACAATTAAGCTTAGACAGTTTAAAGCTTGATGGTTACACATCTACTGACAACGTAGCCGTTGGCTATGCAACTCTTAGATCTAGCTATCAAACAAGAAGAAATACGGCGATTGGTTCATACGCACTTAGTTGTAATATTCACGGAGATGGAAATCTAGCACTTGGTTACAACTCCTTAGCCGGAAATACAACTGGCTATTCTAACGTTGGTATTGGAACACATTCGCTAAACGCCAACAAGCGTGGACATTTCAACATAGCAATAGGAAACGCCGCTGGCTACTACATTGGTCCAGACGATAGTTACAAGTTTTATCTTGCTTCTCACCAAGTTGACGAATCTTACATATGTGATAATCCAAACGGTATTGGATTAACGCCACTTCTTTATGGTGATTTGCAAAATAATAAGCTTGGTATTAATACTAATTCTCTACACAGTGATTCTGTTTTACAGACAGCTGGTAATATTTCTCCATCTTCTGGAGATATTTATTCCGTAGGCTTGCCTTCTAAGAGGTGGAATGAAGCATATATAAACACGCTTCTTAATGGCGATACGTCCATATCAATTAATCAGCAAAACATTGTATTAGCTTCCAACAGTGGTATAATTCTTGACTCCAATGAAATTATTATCGGTGGAGACATTCTTCCAGATGAAACCTCAACTCACGATATTGGAAAAGTTGACAATAGATTTAACCGTGGATATTTCGAAGAAGTTCTAACAAATTACCTGACGGCTTTGCAAAAGAGTTTCTTCGCCCATAAAACTATCTATCTAGCATCTAGCGGAGAGTGGTCAATAGATGGCGGTGGTCCATCTTCTTTGTACGAATACTATCCATGTCCAAACAGCCCAGACATAGTTCCTACGCTGGATGATGATGAGATTGACGGCGGTGGATTAGTATTACAGTCAACGTCAAATCAATATAACTTCACATTTAAATCGTCTGACGATTCCTGTGGAGCTAGCAAGAGGTGGTTTTCAAATATTGGCATAGAGATTTCTGGTATTGATAACTATCTTAAAACACCAGCTGTTATATCTAGCGAATCTATTAATTGTAAAGGCATTTTTATGTCTGGGGAGCAGATATTCTTCTCAGATAAAGATACATACTTGCTAAACGAAAACGTTGCTGGCAATGGTCATATAAATTACTATGCACCTTCTGGCAATACTGACCTTAAAGAGTTTGTAGTTTCGCACATAGCCTTAGAGTCTGGCATAGATATAACACAACGCTTTTTATCATCTTCTTATCCAAAACAAATTACAGATGACGAACAGCATTTTACTGGCTTTGAGACCAAGTTCTTTAATCAAAATGAAAATACTAGACTTGTTACAAGATCTTATTACGATAGCATAAACGCTAACAAGCATCTTATTATGATGAGTAATGATGCTGGAACTTTAGGTCTTAATAATTTTTCCGCAAATGGTCATGAGCTTTTTCCAGAAACTATATTTAATATCAGAAGCGTAGACGATGCTGTTATTCGTGCTACTGCCGAGAACGATGCAGATTCATTCTCAGCGCTTCAGCTACTTGCTCATCAAAATTGCTTGAATAGTGGTGTCGATATTTCTTATCAAAACAATAGCGGAATATTTGCCCTTAACATCTACGATAACTTCAATAAGTATAATGTTCTGAATTCAACTAGCGGAACCTTCCTAGGAATATATGCATCGTCTGGCACTGGAGACTTGGTTAGCGTTGGTAGTTTTGGAAGCCCCAATACTTCTATTGCAATATATCAGGCAGATAATCCCCCAATCCATACAGAGCTTTATGGCAAACTATACGTAACCAACAAAGACGTTACAAACCAAAGTCAGACTTTAAATTTCCTTGACGACGAAGGAAATGTTTTTGATTTAATTCTTAGTCAGTATTCCACTACTGATGGATTAATTTATTCTGAAAATGGAAATACTTTTGGTGGAATTTGTCCAGATGTACGAGGTGATATTCCAGAAGCATCAAACAACACAGCTTTTGGTTATCAAGCTCTTAATAATATTACAACTGGCGATTGCAATACAATGGTTGGCAAGAACGCTGGATCTACTATAACAACTGGATTTAATAATATTGGAATTGGCTGTGATGCACTAAATGGTGCTTCTTCCGAAGTTACTTACAACATTGTTATTGGCGGCGATAGCGTTGGCAGCTCTATTGAGAGTAACTATAATTTCATGCTCGGTCCTTCAAATTCTAACTTGCTTCTTGAAGGCAAGATGGGGCCAACCGTTTCAGATAAGCATCTATACATGCCAGATGGAAAACTAACTTTGTATGGACCATCTAAGTCTACGGCTCTTCATTTTCAAAGTAGCAAGATAGAAATACAAGACTTCTCTGGGCCTGACTATCCAGAAGATGATTTTTCAATTAAATTTACTGGTAACGAAACTAGCGATTTAATGGTATTAAATCATAATTGCAACCCATTTGATCAACTCTATAGTTATAAAACATTTAGCCCTGCAAGACCATCTGTTGAAGTGAAGGGCGATGTTAGGGTTAAAGGAGCAATTGCTTTTAGAGATGGAAGCTTCATGGAAAGCGCCTCTCTGCTCAATAATATTCAGCCACTTGTTGATACTTTACAAGATATTTTTCTAGAAGGTTTTGCTTTAGAAGATATAGATACTGCGGCTGGAGTAGAAGATCCAACAACCGGAATCATTAAATTAAGAAACACAAAAGAGGTTAGAGTAACTAACAGAGATAAATATTTGAGGATTAAGAAAGATGATTATATCATAGCAATAAAGATTGGTGGAGAATATAGGCCGATTTGGATAAGCAATTCTTCTTCAAGTTGCACATGTTGTACAAGATAAGATGGATACAAAAATAAGGATTGTAGGATGGGAAGACCAAAACACTTTTGTGAAAAACCTCAAGATCCATACTTGCAGTATGTTGCTCCAACCACAACAACGTCAACTACTACAGCTCCATTTGAATCTTACATAAGATATCCAAACTACACAGATTGTATTGATTTATCAAATATTATTGACAATGTTTTACCTTATTATTCTGGAGGTTTAGTCTTAGACTTTGAAGGCGTTGTGGGTTGTCAGTTTATTCATTTAGAAACAATGGGTACGCCACTTTCTGAAGGTGCTATTGTTTCTTTTGGCTCTTGCGGTACAGTTACTGGCAGCAACGTTCTGCTGAGTAATGATTCTTGGCAGTGTTTAACATCTCCCGGAAATATTAAGATATTATCTGGTGATATAGAATTAATAGAGAGTTCTGAATCTTGCGAATGTGGAGATGCGCCACCTGAACCTACTACCACAACACCTCCTACGCAGACCACAACACCTCCTACGCAGACCACAACACCTCCTACGCAGACCACAACAACGCTTTCTCCAGATATTGACGGATCAACTGATAGATGCCCGATAATTTTACCAAGACACTCAACTGGTTATAAAGAAGTTTATCCAGATAGTGTAATTGTGGCTTTTAGAGTAATCCCAAGCGCTTTTGATGATAGAGAAAGTGTTACTTTTGGCGTAAATACTTTCCGTAACAATTATGAAAGCTATAACACCTTTTTAACTGAGAATGCAAGTGAGAAGAAAGTTTTTTATGAAGGAACATGGCCCGACAGAGCTGGCCTTGGTGGTTGGCGGTACATGGAATTTCTTGACGCTTGTGTTGACGAACTTGACTATTGTGTACAATCTAAGGTTACTCAAACTACAGATCAATTCACATCTTCTTACGACTATACGCATGGTCCAATTTGGGAATTAGTAGAACTTTACAGAGCTTCACAAAGCCAATATGATGACTTATACACCATGAACAGGTGGGTTGGCTCTTATGGGGGCAGTAGTTGGCTTAAAGATAATAATACTCTTTATTTTCCAAACGTAGAAGAATTTTATGATATGCAAATAGAAGAAACGCAAGAATATCTACTCTCAGTTACAGTTAACCTAAGCAGAGTCTTTACAAGTAGACTTCTTCAGCGCCCCGGTGAGGCGGTAAGAAAATTTTTGAGTGATTCCATAGATCCTCAAATCTGGGTTTGGACACAAGAGCGCAAAATAGAAGATAAAATAAATAAAAAAACCTATGCTGAACATAAACGAAGAGAAATTGTCATAGTTCAATACGATTCCCAATACTGGAATATAACTGACGCTGCATACAGTCCAGACATCAGCAGACAAGATACAATAAGCGTAAATATTACTTCTTACCCTCATTTTCCGGGTGTAATAAGCTCTGATCCGTGGATTGATTTAAACGAAGGCACAACAGTACCAATTGGAGACGCAGAAGCTCAAAATATTTTAACCTTATATTCAAGCAATGATTTCAGTACTTTTGGTAACGATATTGCTTTCAAACGGTTTACTTTTCCCGCTGTGTGCAACCCGATTCCTTGGAAAGATACAGAGGAACTTGAGCCTCGTATATTCTTCCCCGGCTTAATAACCTATGAATAAAAGAACAATAAATAAAAACTCTGTGTTTTTGCCAGTTGCAAATATCTACGTATCTGAAGATAGATGCGACAGCGTTGTTCTATCCATAGAGGGCGACACTGAAAATAATTTTATTATTCTAGACCGAATGTTATATCTAGTTAAAAAACCAAGAGTTGGCACTTATAATATTACAGTAAGGGCTAGTGACAAGTTTGACAGATACCCTTCTATAACAGATACTTACACTCTGACGGTTAGCGAGTGTGATAGTTGTGTATTAACAACTCCGCCGCCAACAACCCCGCCGCCAACAACCCCACCACCAACAACAACACCCCCTCCAACAACAACAACAACAAGTACAACAACTAGTACCACAACAAGCACAACAACCAGCACTACCACAACAACCAGCACTACCACAACAACCAGCACTACCACAACTACCAGCACTACCACTAGCACCACAACAACTCCATGTCCTTGTGATTGGAATGGTGCTGGTACTGTTAATATTAGCAATTGTGGCTACGAAGAAGAATTAACTTGGCAAAGGAGCGGAGACAGTTGGACTGTTACTGTTCCTTTGTGTTCTAACGAATCTTTAAGTGCTACAATTACTTGCAACCCAAATGTATGTTTAAATACGTCAGTGCTGCCAGATGCTAATGAATGCTCAAAGAAATGGACTATTTCTGCCAGCTTAAGTTGTGGAACAGTTTCTGTTGGCCAAAATGATGGAAATTGCTCCAACACTTCACCGCCTTACTGGCCGTTTACTTTACAAAGTGTTTCTTGCCCAGATCCATGTTGTCCACAACCTCCAGTTGGAGCTTGCTGTTTTAGCAATGGTACTTGCATAGGCAATCAATTGGAAGGAAATTGTTTATCCCAGCAGGGTGCAGTAAGTTGGCATAAAGATCAAAGCTGTCAAGATGTTGATTGCAGCAATCCCGCAACAACAACAACAACAACAACAACAACACCATTATGTACTGGTTCATGCACTTGGGAGCTTCAACAGCCAGACCCAGCTCCACCTGTCTGGGTAGGCATTGGCAGCGATCCTTGTGTGGGTGACTGCGAATGTCCATATCCTCAAGATGATACAAATCAACCACTCGGAACCCAAGTTACCACCAATTGCGAACCATCTGCTTCTTCGTCTGGTTTAGATCTAGATTACTCTAACCCCCTACCTTGATATGATTACTACCCATAAAAAAAATCTTATTGCAAGATGCAAAGAAAGACTTTATAAACTAGAAGAAGTCATGGACTGTGTAGTTAGTCAAAATGGAGATATTTGGACTATAGACGTAGACCATGCAAAATACCCACATACAATTAAGCAAGGAGTTGGAACAGAATTAAAGAAATTCCTTTCTAATTTTGGAATAAAAACAACTCCAAACTGTAGATGTACATACAGAGCTATAGAAATGAATTTTCAAGGAATAGAATGGTGTAAAAACAACCGTGAGCTTATAGTTGATTGGCTTGAAGAAGAAGCAAAATCAAGAAAGTTGCCATTTCTAAGATTTGCTGGACGTAAAGCAGTAGATATAGCAATTAGAAGATCAGAAAAATTAAAGAAGTAAAATGCCACACTACCAAAGACCAAAAAGAACTCTAAGATCATATACAAATTCTTCTGTCAGTATACCAACTGGCGAGAAGATAGCAATAGTTATAGATAATAATGAATATCGACTTTTACATGACCGCGAAGTTTTGGTCGAAAGTGGCGCTGAATTTACTTCTACAAGCATCGTAAAAGAAACACTTAACAGTAACACAAGTGTAAAAATAGTATCAGCAGAACTTTTAGATGTTGTTGGATTGATAAATGTTTCTTTGTTCTCTAAAGATAAAAAGATAATAGCAACAAAAAATATTACTAAGCCAACAAAAGTTATCAAGTTTGGGTGTGGAGAAATACTAAATGAAATCACGCTAGATTCTGATTATTTACTGATAACCTTCAGAAGCGTTTGTCAGATATCCAAAGAAGATTGTTGTGATAAACTTGAAGAGTTAACGATCTTTGATAAGATTGAAGACTTTTGCATTTATGACCCATGCGCAAACGTCATGCCTCTTCAGGCCCAATTAACTACAGATAGGAATACAAGTGTTAGATTTTTACTGTACCATGAAGAAATATTACTCGACACCGGATACGTGAACACTACGGACGATGTTATGAATTATGTTTTAACAATAGATGATAAGATATATTTTAAAAATCCAACGGGCGAGCTATATTTATTAGACTATTACCCTCAGCATATTTGTTCTGTAGACGATGATATCGTTGTCACTAATCGTCTATGCAAGAGTCAAGGCGTATCGTATGATTGCAGATCATCTATTCCTGACTGTCCACCTCAAATACCAGCTTTGCCGCCGTTTACGATGTGTGGAGTTACAACAACGGTTGATAAATCATGCACTTGGGTATTCAATTTTGATGTTTGTGAAATGAAAGTGTGCGTGTTAGAATGAAGGATTTAGGAAATAAAATATTTGGCGGCTTAAGTAATAATTCGTTTGGAATTAATATAGAACAATTTTACTGTCGAAACGTCTGGGAAGTTGTCATTCAAGACGGAGCTGGTTCTCCAATACTTCAGGCTACGAGTTGTAACGATGAAGCTTTAGATTGTAGCATTACTTTTCCATCAACAACTATACCTCCAAGCATTACCACTACTACATTACCCCCAAGTGACTCAGCTTCTTTCGATATTACACCTCCGCATTTTTACTTGATTCCCCCTAGCGGTTATCGCTTTGAAACATTTCTTCGTCTTTTCAGCCCATCAAAATACATTTCTTATGCTAATGATAACGATGTAAGTTTTTTGATGTTTCAAGTTCAATTGTTAAACCCTAAAAACCAACCAATTAATTTTATTCTTGTGAATATTGATCCAAACAAGTCTGAACAAGTAGCATATTTTTCTCCCACTGATCCTTTTAATTTCTCAACCGATCTTATAGATGGTGAAACATATACTATTATTGTTGAAGACGTTTTTGGCGATAGGTACAGCGTACAATACACTCACAGAATTCTTTAAAATGCTTAAAGTAAACGATAGAGTAAAACAGAGTTCATTAACAGAAGGCGACGTTAACTACGTTGTTCTTAATGATACGTTTGGTAGCTTTCAGTCGTTTGCTGACGGCATAGGCGACGGCAATACCACTTATTATACTATTGAAAATAACGATCAGTTTGAAGTTGGCATAGGAACATATGATCTTGCTACAGACACTTTATATAGAGATAAAATTTTACAGAGTAGCAACAATGACCAAAGAATTACTCTACTGGGTGTTTCAGTTGTATTCTGTACATACCCAGCAGACAAAGCTGTATTCTTAAATCCAAGTGGGTATATAGACTCACTCCCAACTTACTATAGCGGCATACAATTTCCAGATAGTGGAATTCAGTATCATGCCATCAATGGCTCTGGCAGTCCACATCTGTTGACATTCTGGAGCGATAACAGAGAGCTTTCAGCAGATGAAAATTTACACTGGAGCGTAGAAACTAATACGCTAACTGTTGGAGGAATAACAAATTTCTTATCCGATGTGACAGTTTATGGAAATCTGACAGTTCAAGGAACCCAATACGTATCAGAAACTCAAATTATCAACTCTCAGATTACTGACACAACGTTTAATAACACAACATTTTATCGTGATGATGCTGGCTGTTTCTTTCACGCATATGTAGATAATGAGTGGGACAATACAATAGCCCTCTATTCTACAAATGAACTTTGTACCGAGTGGAGGCTTGGTGTTAAAGATTATTCCACAGCGTTTGAATCTCCACCAACAAGAGGTTATGTTTTTGGAGATTGTAGAACAGTTGGCGGCGTTGTAAATCCAGATACTTATTATGTTATTGCTGATCCAGTTGGATTTTATATCAACCATAGAAGCTATAACGTTTTACATTCTTATCAGGGTAGTGTTCTTACTCCATCAAATAACTTTTTTTCTTCTGTTGGTTCCATAACTCCTGTTGGAATACACGGAGCAGTGTCGCAAAGTGCAGATCTTACAGTTTGGAGAAACTCTAACGACATTACTCTAGCTAAAGTTTATTACGACGGAAAAGCGAGCTTTAATTGTTATGAGTTCCCAGACCAAACCGTGCAATGTACAGCTTTTACCAAGGAGTGCATAACAATAGATCAGGAATCTTTCCTTAGTAGATCCTATGATTTTATGTTTTTAGAAGTAAATTCTACTTTTGATGTATTTTTAGATTCAGCGGCGAATGTTGACTGCGGAACAACTATGGTAATTAAGCGTAAAAAAATACCAAACCAACCAAAGAACAACTACAAGGTGAATATTAGACCAAAGCTTGGATCGAACGAAACAATAGACGGATATAACATTCTTACAATAAATTATACCAATGAGGCGATGACGTTGGTTTCAGACGGAGAAAACTGGCAAATCATCTAATTAGTGTATATTACTATGTAAGCACACACACACGGAGAAATAAAATGGCATATCAACCTTACGATAGAACACCAAAGGGCATTGTGTTCTTTGGCGAAAACGCTGCCGATCAAGTTTACGAATCCACCTCTGGATTTGTTTATACCAGCGGCACTTCTACTTTAGATGTTCCAAATGTAAATATTTCTACTGATTTAGATGTTGGTGGAAATGTTGACGTTACCGGCAACGGAACTTTTGATGGAGATCTTACTGTTTATGGAGATCTTAATGTTTCTGGCGTTGTTAATCAGGTAAACCTAGAAGAATTATTAGTTGAAGATTCTAGCATTACCCTCAGAAGTAACGCTACTGGAACTCCATCAGACGGTGACGATGCAAGCATTGTTGTTAATAGGGGTGCTTCTAGCGATGTAGATATTCGCTGGGATGAGGGTAATGATTATTGGTCGTTTACCAATACCGCTTCTAACGTTGGCCCATATCACCCATTACTTATTTCTGGAAGTGGACTAACAACAAATGGTAGTAATGTAGATTTAGATCTTTGCGGATTAGCCACAGTCACTTCAGCTACTGATAGCGACGAAATTGCAATATGTCAAGGTGGTAATTCTGTTAAAATTACAAGATCAAATTTGCTATCTGGTCTTGGCGACATGAGTAGCTGGACTGTTGCAGACGAGTCTAACACCCAGAAAACTATACAAAATAATGATGTTGTCAGACATAGCGGTGTTGGCTTAGATGTCACAGTAACTGGTTCGTCTAGTCCATATCTACTAACATTTAGTGTGAACGTTGATGACTCTACATTAGAAGTACATACTGACGATAATCTTAGAATTAAAGATAGTGGCATAAGCTTTAATCATTTGTCTGACGCTTTAGTGATTGCTTCTGGCGAAGCATTTTCTGATTCTGATAATGCTTTAATGACAGCGGCGGCTATTGCCGATAAGATTGAGTCCTACAATTATGGGACCATAACAGAGGTTGTTGGTGGTTCTGGCCTAAAGCCCGATAGCGGCCTGACAACTGGTTCTGTCACACTTAATGTTAACACAGATAATAATACCATAGGCGTTAATGGTAGCGATGAAGTTTATGTTAGAGATCTTGGCATCGACACTGCTCAACTTGCTGCTGGCGCTGTTACAGAAGCCAAGAGAGAAAGAACTGTTGGTACATATAATTCTACTAGCTCTATAACTCACGACATAGCTCTTGGTTCTGGAGTTATTGATTTAACTTTGCCGCCAGCTGCTTCTGGCCAAATGGTATTCGTAAAAAGAACAGATAGTACAACTGGAGCTTTAACGGTTTCCGCTAGCGGATCTCAGACAATAGATGGTGCTGGAAATAAAGCCCTGTACTATCAATATGAATCTATTAACGTTGTTTCAGATGGGAATAATTGGTTTATAGTCTAATGCAATCAATAACCTTACAGAGTTCTGATTCTTCAGTAATTGAAAGTGACGTTCTGGGTCGCTTGGGGTTTGCTGCCTCAAGCGAGTCAGACGGCGCTGATTCTGTACTTGTCGCTGCTATAATTGAAGCTGTCGCTGAAGGAAATTTCACACAAACTTCCAACGCCACATCTTTGGTTTTCTCTACCGCCTCTAGCTCTACTGCTGAAGAAAAGTTAAAAATAGATAGTAATGGAAATTTTATTCCAATGAGCGGAATTAATTCTGACATTGGATCTTCCACTTATCCATTTACTAGCGTGTATTCAGATTCTTTCATTAAATCTGGTGGTACATCTTCCCAGTATTTAATGGCTGACGGTTCTATTAGTATTAGTAGCGGTGGTTTAGCTGATGTCGTAGATGACACTTCTCCACAGCTTGGTGGAAATCTGGATCTTCAGACTTATGATATCACCTCGGATGGCACTACCGGTGGAGATCTTAAAATAGGATATATTACTACACAGCCACGGTACTATACATTAATTACTGATAATGATAATACTAGAGTAGGCATTAATATACTATCGCCATCTTACACTTTAGATATTGGAACTCAATCAGGCGGAAATTCTAGCTCTGCTATTAGGGCAAGAAATTACATTATTTTAAATAGTTTTAACATAACCAACGGCAGTAACGTAGATTCTTCTACTACCCCAATGGGTACCCATTATTCTCCGCTTGTTGTTGGCTATGGGGCAAAACCATTCACCAGCAAATGCACCTCTTATGCAACAAACTATTTTAGTAGCGCTGGTGATGCGCAAAAGGTTTCAATGGTTGTGCAATATGAATCTACAGATGCAACAACAAAATACTTGAATGCAGCAAAAACCGGAGGATATCTTTATTCTACGTATGTAAGAAACGATACTTTTATTTTGCCTCCAGATTCTTCAGCTACTTTTACGATACATTTAATAGCAAATAACGATACAGATTCAACTTCTGCTGGTTGGATATTCAGAGGTTGTGTTAAAAGTGTAAATAAATCTTTGAGCTTTGTTGGTTCTCCTATCGTAGAAAATTTTAATGATGCTGGCATGTCTGGCGCAGCCGCAGATATTGAGGTCCAGGATGGCTCTGGTGTTAGTGCATTTAGGGCTGGGGGTTTGTTGATAAAAGTTAATGGATTATCCGGTAAAACAATTAGATGGGTAGCAACAATTGATGCTGTCCTAACATCATTTTAAAAGGTATATAGTTATGTCAATACTAGACAAAGAAATACAACAAGATAACAATGCAGTATTAGTCAGCGCAGATATTTTAAGAGTATTTAAATCTCTGTTTAATCACATGATAGATGAATATAGACATGCGACCAATTTATTTTGGCGAAATTCTAAAGCAACTCCTCAAGAAATTGCAAATGTTTTTGGTGAAGATGCTGGTGAAGTTTTTCAAAAACATTATGCTCTTGGTCAGCTTCTATCTAGTTTAGATGCAGAGCAAGTTAATGAAATAAATCAGGTGATAGGTAATTTTATCATTAACCAAGATGGAACAGTCACAATTACTGAGTAGGTAAATTATGTCAGCAAATTTCGGATTAAATAATATAGTTACTAGTGGCAACCTTGGTGTTAATACATACTCACCATTATATCAGCTAGATGTTGCTGGTACTGGAAATATAAATCTTCTTAAGATTAATGATCAATATATGCTTCCAACGGGAGTTGGTAGTGTTGGGGATAGTCTTGTTTACGCTGGATCAAACCAAGTAGCTTGGAGTGGCGTGTCCGTGTCTTTATCCGACCAGCTAGATGGCAACCTAGACCTTAACGGTTACGACATAGTTGGTACTGGTAACATTACAATAGATGGAGATGTTGAAGCCAACCAATTTATTGGTAATTTAAGAGGCGCTATATATTTTACAGCCAGCGCTGGCGAAGCACTAACTAAGGGCGATGCGGTTTATATATCTGGCATATCAGGCAATACAACCGTTGTTTCTAAAGCAGACGCTAATGACTCTTCTAAAATGCCAGCTTTTGGAATAGCCGCTGAAACTGTAAACAATAACGCAAATGTAAATATTATTACTTTTGGTTCGCTTTACAACATAGACACAGATACTCCAGATTGGGATGAGGGAGACGAGCTTTATGTTAGTAATACTGCTGGAGTACTAACTAAAACTGCTCCTACTGGCGAGTCTTCACAAATACAAAAAATCGCTAAAGTAACAAGAAGAGACAATTCTGCTGGCTCTATAAAAGTCATGGGCGCTGGTCGTAGCAATGCTACCCCTAACTTAAATGAGGGCAGATTGTTTGTAGGTAATTCAAGTAATCAAGCAGTTGCAGATGGTACTATTCATGTGGATATATCTAATAGTAGGGTTGGTATAGGGACGCCTTCGCCACGGGCCAAACTAGACGTTAACGGTACGGTTGAATTCGATGATCTTGTAAGGTGGGAATATCCAGACAAAGCACTTGATACAAGCACATCAACGTTGGGGTATATGCGTCTTTATGATGAAGCTGGTGCGTATTGTGGGCTGGGTGTTTCTACTAGCAGTTTTAATGTTGGAACCAGTGGCGCAATTAATCTACGATTTGCAACAGATGCAGTTGAAAGAATAATAGTTGGATTTAATGGTAATACGGTTATTAATGAACTGGGACATCCAGTTAATTTTAGGGTTGAGGGAGATGCTGATGAAAACCTATTGTTGGTCAAGGGTGCTGGTGGTGCTGACAAGGTTGGTGTTGGTACATCTTTGCTTAACGGAAAGTTTAATGTTTATCATTCTACTACAGATAATTCTTTTCAGTATGGAATACATAACAGCGCTAATCATTATACCACCACGGGC